AGAAGTAAATCTAACGATTTCTCCTTTCGTAAATGGTGTAGTTGCTGTAGAACTATAGCTATAAGAAATGATTCGATTTGTAGACGCATACATTTCTGTCTTAGTTCGTTGATAACCAATAATACCTAATTGATTAAAGATTGGCTCCCAATATTTTTTACGTTCGCCAACTAATGAATCATAGGCTCCTTGTGAAATAATCTGATCATCGCCTCTATAATTATTTCTATAAACAAATATTTTCTTTCGAGCGTTTTCTTCTGATCCGTATTTTTTCTTAATGTTCAATTGAAAATCATCTTGATTCAAAGGCATATCAAAATATGGATCTACGACATCATTTGTCATATAGATCAACCAATCAAGATCTACATCATCATAATAATCAAATGCTAATGTCTCTGGTCTCGTTCCTTCTGGCATTTCAAATGTATAAAACGCAGACAAGAAATTTTTAACATTTTTATTGAAATCCACACGACGCATAATATTGAGCGAAGGAATATCATTATAAATTGTAATAGGAAATTTACGGAAGTATTGAGTTCTATCTGACATTTTAATCCCTCTTATACGTCCATAGCCGTCATATTCTCCATTTCTTGGAATGTAAGAATAAGATTGATTGCTACAGGTGCGCCATCTACAAAGAAAGCAGATGTGCCTTCAGCTGTATAATTAACCGAAAATGTTTTAACAGCAGATTTCATAAATTTACCATAAACACTTTCATTCGGTTTTACTGATGGTTGTAATACATGCGGATATTTCAAGAAACTTCCAGCTTTTTCCGGAAGTATGCGTTTTTTCATTTGAATAATTATATCTTTTAACGTAGCTGCTTCATCAGCTGATCGTGGTACTAATTTCCAAGTCCAAGTAAATTGACGTAATTCCAAACCTTTGAAGAATACTGTTGGGTGTGGGTTTGGAATCTCGCCTGTCACTCTACCCGCTAGACCGCCAAATACTTCGTCAGTTGAGTTTAATGCTGCAAAAGCTGCACGTTTTGCAACTTCAGCTGTCGCATTAGCAGCTTCTTCTCCAGTCATTTGTGAAACTTTTTCTGAAAACTCTTTTCCTAAACCTTGTAGGCCACCTAATCCAGCTCCTCTATAACCTGCATTTTGAGCTGAATCAGATTGCAATACATCTCCGAGAATTCCAGTGTCTCGTTCTTGATATTTGACTTCATGATTGATAGTAAAGTTTTCAGGTATAGGTAACCATACTTTAATCGATGGCGCAACCAATCCGGGCGCTGTAGGTGACTCTCTATCATACGTCCAAAACCACAATTCAATAAATGACGCAGCATTTTCTTTAAGATCTGGCGGGAATGAATATCCTCCATAATTTAAATCACTTTCGCCGACTAAAAGATTCTTTTTGTTTTGAATTTTTTCATAAGGACTTTGTTTCTTAAAACTCGGCAATCGATTATCTAATCTACCCATATCAATTGGATTTTTAGGAAACTTTTGAGGAAGAGTAATTTTATCAGTGACAGTTGATGATACAGCCGTCGTCAATATCTTTTCTGCACCTTTACTAAATGCTCCTGCTCTTTCGAGTTTAGCAGCAACGTTCGCACCCAATTCCATGGCAGATTTTTGATGGTTATTTAGATTAGTAATAGAGTTAGCTACACTACCATTCAATACTCCTGGTCGTGTACTAATACTACCTAAATTTTTAATTCCTGCGATCTGTGTCTTTTCGAGAGAAGATAGCTCGTTCTTCAATTGAGCTGCTATCGGACCAACTGAATCGATTGTAGTTTTTTCTGCCATGATTATTCCTATAAATATGTATATGGCGAAGACTTATAAAGGTGTCTTTAAACCTAAAAATCCGAGTAAGTATCGTGGAGATCCTACCAACATTATTTATCGAAGTAGATGGGAACTATATTTCATGCGCTACCTCGATGATAATAGCGGAATAAAGGAATGGGCGAGTGAAGAGCTAATCATTCCGTATCGTTCACCTATCGATGGAAGAGTACATCGTTACTTTCCGGATTTTTGGATTAAGAAGATTAATCGCGAGGGGAAACTAGATACGGTCGTAGTGGAGATTAAACCATTTAAGGAAACCGTAGAGCCAACTCCGCAAAAAAATCTTACTAAGAGGTATTTATACGAGGTGAAGACATGGGGTGTAAATTCTTCTAAATGGAAAGCAGCACGAAGTTATTGTGCTGATAGAGGATGGGAATTCACGATCATCACCGAAAAAGAATTAGGACTTAAATTTTAATGGCTACGTATATATTTCAAAAAATTGCTGACGAAGGCAAAGTACAACTTGGATCAGATATAGACGCAGAAGAGTCACGTGATTGGTATCGTGATAAAGCGCAATCAATAAAATCTGTCAATATGAAACGGGAGCTGCGCAATCGTGACCGTACATATAATAAAATGGTTGAAACTGATATCGGTCGCATGTATATGTTTCAATACGATCCGAAGGGCAAAGCTACATTACCATATTACGACATATTTCCGTTGATATTTGTATTAGAAAAATATAGCGATGGTTTTCTTGGCATGAATCTGCATTATCTGCCTCCAGTTTTTCGAGCTCGACTGATGGATAGACTATATCAGATAGAAAGAAATGATGCTTTACGTGAGTCTAAGAAGCTACGTTTAAATTATGGTTTATTGAATTCTCTGGCGAGATATAAATACTTTAGGCCTACCGTTAAACGCTATCTAAATTCACAAGTTAGATCACGATTTCTTTGGGTACCATACGAAGAATGGGATATAGCATTAATGTTACCTACACAAAGATTCAGAAAGAAACAAGCTAGCGTAGTCTGGCGAGATTCTAAACAATTTATTCAGAGAAATTAAAAATGCCATTTTCAATACCCGCATGGAAAGGAAGAGTAAAAGATAGTCTACCGGCTAATCGTTACGAAGTACTTGTCAATCCGCCGGGGGGCGATGGACAAGAAATATTAGTGCGTGCTGAAACTGTCAGCGCGCCAGGTATTTCTTTCTTATCAGTTGATAATTATTCTCCCTACGGTAATGGATTGATGTATAACATTCCGTATCGCTACAATCCACAAGAAGTATCAATGACACATACGGTTGATGAGAAAGCAGAGATTTATAAAACGTTTAGAGAATGGGCAAACAAGATTGTTGACCTCGACGGTGATGCAAAATATGGTGCAAAGTATTTAAAAGATTATGTTGTTGATATGAATCTCACAATATATAATCAACAGAATAAACTAGCAAAGATGGTGCAATTTATCGAAGCATTTCCCATCGTAGTTGAACCAATGCAATTGGGTTGGGGTCAACACGACGAGATCGCAAGATTTTCAGTGAATTATAGATTTACAAGATTTAAAATATTAGGATGAGGATAAATCATGGCTTTACCAAAAATTAGTACGCCAACATTTGAATTAACACAGCCTTCAACTGGCGAAAAATTAATATATCGACCCTTTTTGGTCAAAGAAGAAAAGATTCTACTCGTAGCGAAAGAATCAGGAGAGAAGATAGACATTTATAATGCTATCAAATCGATCGTTAATAACTGCATCTTAAAAGAAGATTTTGATGTTAATGATATTCCTATTTTTGATATGGAATATATGTTCATTAAAATTAGATCTGCGTCAGTTGGTAACATTGTAAAATTTCAAGTCATTGATAGTGATGATGGTATCACATATGATTTAGAAGCGGATCTTAATGAAGTTGAAGTACAATTTCCCGATGATCATGATAAAAAAATCATGATTACTGATGAAGTTGGTTTAGTTTTAAAACATCCGACTCCTAAAGTCTCAGATGAATTGTTAGATAAAAAAACATTAGTAGAAGTTACTGATACCATGATCAATGCATCAATTGATCAGATTTTTGATGGAGATGATGTCTTCTCATGGAAACAAGAATCTAAAAAAGATAAGGAACAATTTTTAGATTCATTGCCTATAGAAGCATATAATAAAATTCAAGGATTTTTCGAAACCGCTCCAAAAATCGAGCATGTCATTACATATACAAATAGTGATAATAAAGAAAAAAGAGTAGTATTTAGGGATCTAGATGATTTTTTTCAATTGGGCTGAGTTATATGGACCTTTACAGTCACTATAAGTTAAACTTTGACGTAACTCAGTATCACAAGTTCACATTGACTGAAATTAACGAAATGATTCCATTCGAGCGTGAAGTATATGTAGACATGATACTAGAAAAAATACAAAAAGAAAAGAGTAACAATGGGCCGAATATCTGGGATAGCTAAAGCAATAGCTAAAATAACAGCTCAGTCTACATCAAGACAAGCTGGCAGAGCTGGTAAAGTCGCTGGAAAATTTTCTCGGGCGATGAGTCGTGCAGGTGGTACTCTTACTAAACTAGCAACGTCAGCTGCCGTAGGCGCAGCTGCTGGAGCTAAAGCCGGCGCAGCAATAGCAAAAGAGAATTTAGCTCAAACCGGCAAAGATATTATGGCAGTCGGTAAAGCCGCTCAAACCTCTACAAATACTAATGACCCTATAATTAATCTACCAGCTCTTGCCGATTGGTCATCAATAGCTGATGCTATGTTTGATCTCGGGTCAATGCCTTCGCATGTAGATATTAAAACCACCTCTGATACAAAATTTGCTAGTCAAGCAGATTTCGACTCGTTTGTCGAAGGAATGGAAAATTACTTCGATGATCAGCCTTCTCGACCCATAGTTATCGAATCTGTTATTCCTGCCGGCACTGAGATCGAAGCTGTTTCGAAATCTTTAGGTTCTCTAGAAGAAAAAATAACAGAAGTTCAAGGAAGTACACTCGCTTTACAAAGTCGTATGGATAGAGTGTACAAAAAACTTGGTTTTGCCATAGAACAAAATAAACGAATTGCTGCAGCTAACGAAAGACGAAGAGACGAAGAAGACGTTGAAAAGAAAGATTCAGTTGTTCCGTCGCAAGCAGGAAGAATAGCTGAAAATGTTGGAACTATGACAGCTGGAGTATTATCAAAATATGTGATACCAGCTTTGGCACTTTTAGGTTGGGGTATGGCTGACGCCCTAGCTGATAGTGCTGAAGGAGATGATGAAACACTTGCAGAAAAATTAGCATTTTTAGATGGCATAGAAGAAACATATTTACAAATGTACGCAGCATTTAGAGGAGCTTCAGGGTCATTATCATCTGGTTTTTCTAAAATTTCAGCGGCTTTTGCTGAAGGAAAACTTAAAACTATATCAAATCTTTCTACTAAATTTACTGTAGTCGCTAATCAAGTATCGATGGCTAGAAAAAATGTCGCGATATTTATGACCGGATTAAAAGTGGCCGGGACTTCTTCTCCGATGGGAATGAGATTTGCGCAAACATTACAAACTTTTAGATCAATAATAAGTGGATTCGCGCGCGGTTTAAAAAATATTACTGCTCCGATCATGCGAATTGTTAATAGTTTGCCATCATTTGTAATAAAACTTTTAAAAGGCTTCGCTAGCAAGGCAATAAAATGGACTGCAATCTTTTTAGCTATCGACACTATGATCGATGCCGCTTTAGCATTTGGTTTTGGGCAAATTTCTGAAGAAGAATTTCATAAAAGAACAAAAGATAATATTAATTTTATTTTGGGTATTATGAGTGGTATCTATGTAACAACATTTATATGTACATTATTGGGTACTGCTATAGGCACATATTTCCCAATTTTTGGAAATCTTGTCGGTGCAGGTGTTGGTTTTGTAGTCGGTATTGTTATCGGTGACGACTTATATAAAATGATAGGTATGAATGTTTTAGTTGACGCAGTCTATGATTGGTTAGTGTCAGGATTTGAAAATACTTCTGGATTTAAGAGTTTAGTACCAAAAATGATTGACGCTGGTAAAAAAGCATTAGAAGAAGTCATTCAAAAATACAAAGATTTCTTCAAAGATATGGGGAGAGACGAGATTGCATCTGCTGAAGACATTAAGGCTGATTATGGTGAAGATGCAACTCTTATAAAAATTGCTGAACAAGCAAAAGGTGGAATACTTTCAGACGATGAAAACGCTATGCTTTATGTTGCAGACAATATTAATAGTTATGAAGAACTAGAAGCTTTCAACGAAGAGTTTAAACAAAGAAATGGTGTCACACTACAAGACCATGCTAGATCGTTTATGAATGACGACGAATTTGCGCAGTTTATTGATACTCTTGATGCAAGTGTACAAGAAGGCGGAATGCCGGTTGAAGAAAAACCATCTGTAGCATATAACGTAACTGACTATGATAATAATATTATTGGATCATTCGATACTCCAGAAGAAGCTGCTCAGTTTGCAATGACAAATCAAGGCATAGTACAAAATGCACTTGCGGTTGCAGATACACCCGAATTAGATTATGATGAAATAGCCATTGCAGGTGTACAAGCGTTACAAACAGTTTTGACAGGAGAAAAAACTGACGCTGATAAACTTAAGCAAATGTATGGTGCTGCTAAACAAATATCTGAAGATGGCAATTATGAATCAGTTAAAAAAGCATATTCTGATATTGTAGGCAGACCTCTAGAAAAAGATATGGGCGATGTATTTGGTGAACACGCTACTGCATTAGATCAAATAATGAGTTCATCAACACTAGCAGACGCAGTAGAAGTTGTTGCCGATGAAACTCTAGCAAGTGTACTAGAAACTGCAATGCCTGATGTTTCTTCGGATATAAAAAATAAAGTCAACGAAGTAATAGCTATTACTAATCAAATCGCTTCAAGAGGTGGTAGAGAAAGAGGTAGTGTTGCAGGTAATCAATCGAAGAGTCAAGTAGATTCTGCTACACCATCATTCCATACTACAGACCACTTTGTAAACGCTGGTTTCCAGACATAAAAAAGGGCCGTAGACCCGCGCGCTTTTCAAGACATCTGCAGAATGCCCGCGCGCTTTTGAAGATCTACGACCCTAAGCTTCCCAAGCTTATTCGTTAGCAAGCTTCCTAAAGAAATCCAGTGACTCATCATCGTCATCAAATGACGTAGTTGTAGTTGTCTCTGGTTCTGCTGTTGCTGCTGGAGGTGTCCATGCAGGAGCAACCTCAGGAGCTGCTGGTGAGGCAGATGGTACATCTTCTGCTACACTATCAGGTTGCAGACCACCAAGTACCCGCATCAACTTCTGCTGAAGCTCTTCGTACGACTTGAAGTTTTTCTGATCGAGGAACTCGGCAAGACCATGTTCCTGTTTCCAAATGGTTTCAAGTTCGCTGTCATCGTTAGACAGAGCAGTCGGAGAGTCGAATGCAGACTTGTCATAGTTACGATAACCTTCTACCTTGCGAATGCGCAGGCGGAAGTTGGCACCTTCCCACAGATCAAATGGGTTGATTGCATCCTCGTCTTCAAAAGCGGGGTGCATGAGATCATTGATCTTGTCAAAGATTTTCTTGCCATACTCATAGAGGAAGACTTTGCCTTCGTTCTGAGGATTGGCAGGATCAGAGACGACCATGATATTAGACAC